TGTCACCACGGTGCCACCGCCCATAGAGGGGCGCGGACTGGCATGTGTGATCGCCACAAATGTCTCGTCGGGGTTTTCGATGAAAGGCGGCTCGCCTTCGACCTCGCCGATGCCGTGGATCAGCCATTCCCGCTCGACCTTCAGCACGCGGGCGACCCCTTCGAGCTTGTCAATGCCCGGGCGCGCAGAGCGGCCGCGCAGGATGTCATAGACGAAGGATCGATTGACCCCGGCCATCTCTGCGACATGGGCAGGACTGAGTCCGAGTTGCTGAGCGCGGGCACGGAGGCGGTCGGAGAGCGTGTGGTGCTCGGTCATGTTTTCCCCAAGGGGCTGTGGATTAAATAGGATAAAACAGGATTGATTGGAGCGCGTCAAGGATTTAGAACAAACCCTAAACACTCAATTGCAGGAATCGGGGGTCGAATGGAGATCGAGAAGGCGTATTTTACTCTGCCGGAGATCCTCGACCGCTGGGCGATCTCGCAGGCCGACCTGATCTATCTGGCGGAGAACGACAAGCTGCGGCTTTCGGTGCGTGTATTCGGCATCCCGCTGGAGCTGGGCGACTACGAGGAGACCGATGGGGGCGAACACTTCCGAATTCCGATCGAGCAACGCCATTATAGCGGTTTGCTTGAGCTCCATGCCCGGGATGTGTTCCAGCTATTCCGGGCCGCTGAGTTGACAGTGAGCGACTTCCGTACGCCCCAGTCGGACTATGCCTCGATCTGGGGAGATCGCGATGGCGTGCCTCTTACCACTGAGGATTTGCTGCTAAGGCGCGAGGAACGTGACCGTTTCGAAGCCGAGACAGAGTTCTCCGGCGCAGAGACCGGGCCGCAGCTTCCCGTCTTCAGCGCATCAGCTGACTACTACGAGGTGCGCTGCGGCGGGCACCAGTTCCGTCTGGGCCCGATCCAGGCGCTGGTTGTCCGCGCACTGCATGAGGCTGCGCGCCGTGGTGAGAACTGGCAGAGCGGCAAGGTCATCCTGTCAACGGCGGGATCAAAGAGCCTGAAGATGTCCGATGTGTTCAAATCGCAGAAGCAGTGGCGCTCGCTGATCGAATCGAACGGTCGCGGCAACTACCGTCTGAACTGCGACTGATTCTGACCCTTCCCGTTCCAGCACGCGCGTCCTTCCGGCTCCACAGTGGGATGCGCAGGGGGATGAGTGTGGGATGACAATCCCCCGCCAGGGTGTTCGCCGCTGAGTTGCAAGGCTGAAACTGATCCCCCTCTGCATCCCACTTTGATCCTTACGAAATCCCACAGCAGGATTTCGCATCTTCCTCCCAACGCAGCGAGCGACAGGAGACGAAGATGCAACTCAAACACCTCAATCAGAAAGAACTGGCCCGGCGGTGGAACATCTCGCACCGCACATTGGAGCGGTGGCGGTGGGCCGGTGAAGGCCCGCAGTTCATGAAGCTGGGCGGCCGTGTGGTTTACCGCATGGAGGATATAACCGCCTTCGAGCAGGACCAGCTGCGCCACAGCACCGGCGCTGATTCCCATGCGGGTGCCGCATGATGGTCCGCCTCAATGATTTTGCGGCCGACCGGGTGGTGCCGTTCTGCGCCGCTGGCGGTCTGGACGAGGTCGGTCTCTGCGCATGGATCGCGCAGGCCGAACCCGGCGAGACGCTGATCTATCACCGCGGGTTTCTGGCGGTCGATGCCACCGCAGTTCTCTCGAAACTGCCTGCAGACCGTCAGCGCGCATTGCGCCAGGTCGCGGCAGCCGCCCTTCGCGCGGCCGAGCAGAACCTTGTCCATCTCGTCCAGGCGCGGATCGGTCCCGACCAATTCGCCTACATCGCCGTCGCCCGGCCCAAGCCCCGATCCAGCGGTGCCGCCTTGTCGGTCCGCCTGCTTGAGGCCGCCTGATGCCCGCCTTCCAATCCTTTTTCACCGATCACGGAGACCATTTCATGCCATTCCCCGAGAATACCCCAACGCCGGACGATCTGCCGTCCCTCAGCGCAGCCGAAATCGCGGCGCTGCCGGTCGAGTTGCTGGCAATCCTGCAGCGCGAGATCGATGAGCGTCTGAAGCGCGACAAGGCCGCCAAGACCCGCTTCGATGCTGGACTGGCTGTCCGCTACGCCACTCGCGCCACCGAGGAACGCCAAGCCGCAGGCAAAGACACTGGCACCGTCCGGTTCGACGACGGCGATTTCACCGTGGTCGCCGATCTTCCGAAGCGGGTGGATTGGGATCAGGACCGGCTGGCCCGGATGGTCGCGCGGATCCGCGATGCGGGGGACGATCCCGCCGAGTATGTCGATCTGGCCTACAAGGTTACCGAGCGCAAATACGCCGCCTGGCCCGAGGCCATTCGGCAAGGCTTCGAGCCCGCACGCACCGTCCGGCCCGGCACGCTGAAGGTCGAGATCCTCGCGCAGGGGGCAGACCAATGAGCCTCCCCATCATCAGCGCGGACCAGCGGCTGGCTGAGCCGCGCGGCATCAAGGGCTGCATCTTCGGGAAATCCGGCATCGGGAAAACCTCCCTTCTGTGGACCCTCGATTCTGACCGCACGCTGTTCATGGATCTCGAAGCAGGCGATCTGGCTATCGAGGGCTGGGCGGGTGACAGCATCCGGCCGAGAACCTGGACGGAATGTCGGGATTTCGCGGTGTTCATCGGCGGGCCCAACCCGGCACTGCGCGATGAGCAGCCCTATAGCCCGGCGCACTATGCCGCCGTCTGCGACCGCTTCGGCGATCCGACAGCACTCGACCGCTACGACACGATCTTCGTGGACTCGATCACTGTGGCGGGTCGGCTGTGCTTCGGGTGGTGCAAGGGCCAGCCCGAAGCGCTGTCGGAGAAGACCGGCAAGCCGGATGTGCGTGGCGCTTACGGCCTGCATGGCCGTGAGATGATCGGCTGGCTCACGCATCTGCAGCACACGCGGGCCAAGAATGTCTGGTTCGTTGGGATTCTCGACGAGAAGCTCGACGACTTCAATCGCAAGGTATTCCAGCCGCAGATCGACGGTTCCAAGACCGGGCTGGAGCTGCCGGGGATCGTCGATGAGGTGATCACCATGGCGGAACTGAAGTCCGATGGCGGTGATCCGTACCGGGCCTTCGTCTGCCAGACGATCAATTCATGGGGCTTCCCGGCCAAGGACCTCTGTGGGTGGCTCCTGCATTGCAAGCGTTTTCTGGTGATCTTCGCGGGTATTTTCGTCAGTACCGTCGTCTGTCCGGCCTGTTTATGTTTTGGCATTGCCTCCACTGGCCCTGATGAATTCCGCGAGCGAGGTTCCAATCGGCTTATCGACCTCTGAGGCCGTTGACCTTGCCGGAGTGTCCTCGCTCTTGGTTGACTTAATTCCGCATCATCACTTCAACGTCTTGCATCTCGTGGACAGTCGGCGCGGTTAGAACGCTGGCTGCCGGTATTCCTGTTTCTTTGTGAGCATCGCCCAGATGGATCGGGCTGCCTTGTTTGCCATGGCGACTGTTGCCAACCGGAACGGTTTGTCGGCAACGATTTTGGCTGTCCACAGATCGACTTTCTCTGGCGAACGTTTCGCCATCACTGCGCGAGACGTCATACCCACGACCAGCAGCTTGCGAATGTAGCGGTCGCCAGCCTTTGTGATCTTGCCCAATCGCTCTTTGCCGCCGCTGGATTTATTGAGAGGGGTCAAGCCCAGCCATGCCGCTAGATCGCGCCCTGTCCGAAACTGATGTGCGTCACCGATTGTGGCGACAATCGCCGATGCCGTGATCGGCCCAATCCCCGGCATGCGCATCAGCCTGCGCGCATCTGAGCTCAGCAGGGCATGTTGTTCGATCATCTTCGAATAGCCGTCGATACGTTCATTCAGGCCGATGAATTGATAGCACTGTATGCCAAGCATCCCATTCGCGATCTCAGGCATTTCGGGGTGATCGCCGCTCAGTTGGCGTTTTGCAAAAGCCGTCACCGCTTCGATCCCGATGGGCAAGATATGCCCAAACTCGCGCAACAGGCTGCGGATCATGTTGGCCAACTGAGTGCGCTGCCGGACGGCCAGATCTCGCGTGCGGTGGATCGACAGAATGGCCTGCTGATCTTCCGTTTTGATATCGACAAAACGCATGGTCGGACGGCGGACCGCCTCGCAAATCGCTTCTGCGTCGACAGCATCGTTCTTTCCGCGCTTCACATAGGGTTTGACATATCCGGCAGGCATGAGCTTCACATCATGGCCGAGCTTGCGTAGTTGACGGCCCCAATGATGGGACGAACCGCAGGCTTCCATGCCAACCGTGCACGGTGGCAGCGTCTCAAAAAACGCCAGCAGCTTCGCGCGTTTGATCGCTTTGTTGAAGATCACACGGCCGTTCTCCGAAATGCCGTGTACTTGAAAAACATCCTTGGCCAAATCTAGGCCTAATGTCTTAACTGTCATTGGGTGGCTCCTTTCCTAGCAGTTCATGACAACTGCACTTTGGCACATTCGATGCCGGTGGAGCAGGACCCACCCACCTCATCCGCTTCTATGTGCACCCCGTACCGGGTCGCGAAGATCTGGCCATCCCCTGCTCTGCCGATATTGTCGACAGGCGCGAGGTCACCTCATCCAACGGCGAATCTGAACAGCGCTATGTCATCGGCACCACGCTGGAAGTGGGCGGCCAATCCTGGCCGATTGAGATTACCCTGACCAATCGGGGCGCGATGACCTCCCGC